CTGGTGCTTTTTACTGTGCCATCTCTGGATACAGTCTGTGCAATCTTTCTGCGTTTGTTTATTGAAATCTGTTGTGCATTGTCTATCACAGTTTGGAATGCTGTTGTCATCTTCTACCTCCTGGTATAGTCTTTCTACCTTGTTCCGTAACAGCGTATATGAATCCTGGATCCTGTGCTACCATCTGCTTGAAACTCATCGCATCCACAGCGTTTATATTGTAATTTATTGTTGTGCTACCTACTGGCGTAACATTTGCGGGTCCTGTAACAACTTCGGGGCCCGCCTCCCCTACAATCCCGAAGCGTCCTGGTGGTATTTGTCCGCCTGTTGCAAAGAATCCTGCAAACAGACTGCCAAGTCCGCCGCCGCCACCGCCTTGACTGCCACCACCCATAAAACTAAATGTTCTTGCAATCAGTTGTCTTACCTGACTGCGTAGCAATTCTTCTAATATTGAGTTAATAAAGCCTCTAAACTCAAACTTTCCTGTTCTTGCAAAGCCCACAATAGCGTCTTCCATACCTTTTGTGGCAGTTTCAAACACTTTGGCGGCTGTTCTACTGGCATCAGTTGCACTATCTTGGTATTCTTCGAACGCTTCACGCCATCCTCTTGCAAATGTTCTTGAATTTTCGTAGGCTTGTTCGGCAATCTCTTGTTGTGCCCTAATGCTTTCTTGCGTGGCACTATCGATTGCTTGTAGTTCAGCATTTACAACACTGGCATCTACACCTTCTGCAAGTTGTGCCCTTACTCTGGCTTTTGCTTCTCTGGCGATACGCTTTTCTTGCAGTTCTATTTCTTTCAGTTCGCGTCTAATGCCTGTAAATCCTTCGAGACTTACATCTTCACGAGCCCTGCGTATGCGTTCTTCTGTTTCAAGCACGGCTTCAGCGGCTGTAAGCCTTGCTTCGTCAATGCTTTCTTGTCTTTCCTGTGCGGCAATTGCTTCGTTTCTTGCGGCTACAATCTGTTCGATGTATAACAGTTCTGTGTCGTATCTGTCACGCAACACACCTATGGTGTCACGAATAACGCCTATTCTGGCTTGTGCTTCTTCTGTGCCTAATTTTTCAAGTTCAATAATCTTTTCTTGCAATGGCACAATAGCACTGGCAAGGCTTTGTTGCAGTCTAAAACGCTGTTCTTCTAAAGTCTTCTGCTGTTCAGTCAAGCCAATAAGGCTTGTTCTGAACTCAAACTCTTCGCGTGTCTTGTCTAAACTCTTGGAAAACTCTCTGATGTTAGCCGCATTGGCATCACGCTGTTTTTCTAAAGCGGTGTTTATTTTTTCTTGTTCGGCAGCAACACGAGCCGCGGCTTCTGCCGCTCTTTGTTGTGCCAATGCCTGTTCATCTGTTGCTTCAGTTGCACCTTCAACTGCTTCTTGGTGTTTTCTATATTCAACAACTATATCTTCTGTGCCTTGCTTTATATTTTCTACAAGGCTATCGATACCTAATTTTTCAAGTAGGTCACCAAAGACAAAATTAAATGTAGTGGCTATTGCTGTTGCAAGGGCGTCAAACTTTGAAGTAAATGATTCAAATGCACCTACAAGTGTTTCGGATACTGCTGTTGCTAAATCATTTACTGCCTGTGTTAGTTTAAACCAAACTGCACTGGCAATTTCACCATAACTTGTTGTTATACTGTTTAATTCTACAGTGGCATCACCATAGGCATTCAGTGCAAGAGTTGCACCCGCAATACCTGTGACTATTAACCCTATAGGATTTGCTAATCCGGCAAATAGAGCAAGTATTCTGGATAAACCTGTGCCTGTTCTAATAAAGTTTATCGCAACGACAGCCATAGTCTTTAGTTTGTCTGCTAAACTTCCAGCACCTGCCGCGGCAAAAGTAAGTGCTTCTGCAATGTTAGCAATAAATGAAACTGCTTTTATGCCAATGAATGCAAGGAAAGCATTTCTTACTACATTTATGTTTTCAGACACAAGGATAGCAACATCAGCCAGTGTTCTTAATGCTTCGCCTACACCAGCACCTAAACTTTCTGCTAAATCATCGTTTGCTCGCAGTATGGTAGCAAATTCATCACTGACATCTTTCAGTGCTGGCTTCAAACCTTCGCCAAATGCTACCTGTGCTTCAAAAACAGCACCACGAAGGTTACTTAAACTCTGTCGGAGGGTATCTGCGTTGATTTCGGCGGCACCGCCGAATCTTGTGCTACCAAGTTCTTGTAATTGATCTACTAATTCAGAACTGGTTCTGGCAACCGCAACCTGCTGGTCCCCTATTCTTGCCAGTATTTGTCCGTTTTCTTGGGTGACTTTTATGCCAAACTCTTTTAGGCGTTCAAATTCACCTGTGAGAGCATCGCCTAATGCTTCTGCAAGTTGTTCTAAACTCTTACCATTGGCTGTTGCAATATTGGAAAATTCACGCAGTCCAGCGTTGGTTGTGTCTAAACCATATCTCTGGAATATTAGGAAGGATTCGGTGATATCCTGCAGGTCCTGCGGCAATGAGTTCGCAAGTTGTTGCAGTCTTTCCAGTTCTTTGTTTGCTGCCTGTTGGCTACCAAGATAAGTGGTAAGCACAGTTTGAAAGCGTTCAAATGTAGTTGTGGCTTCTACGATATCGCCTACGAACTGTCCTACTTCATTTATTGCAAAAGCACCGGCAAGTGCTCCTAATCCAGTCTTAATCGTGTTGAGGCTGTTAGCGGCGTTTTTGACATCTATGTCTAATATGTATTGGTCTCTTATTCTTGCCACTTTAGTTTCCTACTATATCTTCAACTTCATCACGAATAAACCGTATGGTTGGTTCGCTCATACCGTCAGGTGCTTGCTTGCTCCAACCTTTGTCTAATCTTTGTGCATATGGGTAATCCGCTTTGATGACATCGCCTTGCAGTCTTGTCTTGCGACGTGCGTTCCCGCTTCTCACAGGTGTTTTGTCCTTGAAGAAGTCATAGGCTTGCTTGGGCACACCACCCAGTTGCTTACGCATTTTGCGTAGTCTGGGCTCTATTCTTGATGTCTTCAAACGCAGTTTAGTCATCGAGTTTTTCGCTCCTTAACCCTATTCACCATCGCCTGCAATTCTTCTTGCGGTATATCCGGTGTTATTACCTGGGTGCCATCAGCCCGCTGTTGGGCTTTTTTCTGTATGTATGCTTCATACTTTATGGCAATATCAGCACATTGTATGTCAATGCTGTTCCCATTCTTCAGAACTGCACTGGGCAGTTGCCCATAGCGTTTAGCAACGAAATCCAGCGTCAGCCAGGCGTTTATTTCGCCTGTTATTTTTCTGAAGTCTGGGTTACGGAGTTTCCCAAATAACGCACAGTGGTTTCAATCACCTTCAACATAATTTCAGTTGGTAGTGTGTTGTCACCCTGGATTATTTTTTCACCATTCTCGTCAAGAATCATAGCACTTACAATTTCAGAAAGCACACTGACATCTTCCTCGCCTTCTAATCGGGCAAGTTTCATAAAGGTGTCCATATCTTGTCTGTCGTAAATGAAGAATTCAAGGGGTTCGCCGTATTTGGCAACGACTGCTTTGTCGTCAATAGTTACGGGAACAAGTTGCGGTTTGCTTGCGAGTTCTGCTAATTTCATCTGTTTGTCTCCTGTCTGTCAATCAGTTTATGTGTAAGCATTGTGCAAAAACGAATTCTACTCTGTGCCTTTTCAATGTCATTCTGGGCACATTTGATTTCGTTTGCGGCTTTTGCTATTTCAGCAAGTATGCTGTTAAGCAATTCTGTTTCAGTCTTTTTGTCTAACATATCCATCTATCTATCTTCCTATGTATTTATCGAGCGATAATGGGGAGTTGCCTCCCCATTACGATTCGCTCCCGGAACTTTACGCTACGGTATAATCGCCATCTACGGTGATTGTTACTGGTGATACCCACACTGGAGCATCCGCTGACACAGTAGGTGCCAAACCTGTAACATAACCACTTCCTGAAATGGTTTTACCAGCCGCACCGCCGTCAGTGTCACCAAGATAAAGTTCGAAGTCAATCTTTGTCTTGTCTTTGGATAGTCCAAAAACACCTGCTGTCTGTGCGTCTTCGCCAGTTGCTGTGCTGTCGCCGAAGAAAGTGGTTTGATCTAAAACCAAGTTCATTGACAGGCTGTTTGTTGCAGTTGTAGCAATCTGTTGCTTTGAACCGCTGTCTAATTGTGTCCAAGTGAAAACATCGTTCGCGTTGTTGATTGTCACATCCTGTAGTGCGGCAACATCCAAGCCAGTGCTGTCTGTTCCGTTTGTGGTTGTGATATTCAGCGTTAGTTGAGCGTCTGCTACACCTGGTGCTGGATAAATGTAACTCATTGTCTTTTCCTTCCTTTAGGTTGATATTCTTATAAAGCGTATTTCTAACTCTGTGACTTGCACATCGCCCTCAAAAACAGTTGTGACATCCACGCTTCTTGACTTTACGCCTTCCACTGTGGTAATATCTTTGGCTGCCTTCAAATCTGTAAGCAAGTCCTCATAGTCTGGTGGTGTCGTTTTTGCATCATTTGCAAAGTATATGCGTGATATCAGTGTTTCGTTGGATATATTCACACCGTTGAGTGTTTGAAAAACAGGTTCCACAATGCTCTCCGTATCATCCACATAAATCTTTTTGAGATTCTTTAGATATAGGCTGTTTCCGTTTTCTTCCCACGGCAACTCGTCGGTAACGAGATAGTTGCCCAATGCTAAACTGTTGATGTAGTTGAGTATTTCTGTTCTCATCTTACTCTCTTCAGTGCGTATTGTCCTGGCTGTTTCTCTGTGCTTTCGATGGTGCCATCTTCGTCAAAGTCATACCAATCACCTGCATTAACCAATTCAGCAAACAGTTCATCCGCCTTTTGTGTGTAGTATGCCATTTTTGCTCTTTCAGCATTGTCCTCATCACCAAAGTCAGCGACTGATGGTAATATAAACTCTGAAAGTGCGACATATACACACAAATCGGTGAAATCGTTCTGTCTGTCGATAATCAGCGTTGGATCCAATGCAGGAATATCCGCTGATGTTACTAAAACGCTGTCAGTATCTCTATTGACATAGTAACTTCTCCACCAAGCGGTAGAGCGTAACTTGGTTAAGATACGCTCTGTTGCTCGGATCAGTTGGTTATCTACAATATCATCGCTTAAGCCTTCGTTTGAATCGAAAAGACGCTGATCTCTATTCACAACATCTTCAAATTCTGCAAAACTGGTAACTACCGAGTTTTCAATTACGAAAGCCATACTTTACTCCTTATGCTGGATCTACAAGACTTGAGTCTGCAGTAATACCAACACCGTAGTAATCATAGAGTTCGCCAACGCCATAGGTAGCAGTAGCAACGATTTCGTCACCACGCAAACTTGCATCACGCTGTGTTTCAATGTTGATGTCTTGAAGCATAGCAAGTCCAAGTGCATCACGGTGGAATACAGCACCAACATAGTCACCAGCAGTTCCAGTGTTAGCAATGTTAGAAGTTTCAAATACAGGAACTCCGAACAAAGTGCCTACAAAGCCAGTTTCCATTGCTTGGTTTTGGATAACACCAGCATTTGGGTTAGCAAATGTGTTAGTTAGGTTTGCTTTCAAGTCATATGCAACATATGGGTGTAAAACACAGTATAAGTCTTCGCTTGGCACAGCATTTGCTTTCAATTGAGCGATTGCTTGAGCAATAAGAGCCGCTGACATAGCAGTATCAGCACCGCCAACAGTCAGGTTGTCAAAACCGCTGAACAAACCAAGTAGGTCCTTGTCCATCTTACGGGCAATTGCTTCACCAAACAGTCTGCCAACATCAGCAATAACATTTTGCTGTGAAGTCATTCTTGCATAGTCAGTTACCTGTGTCATAATACCAACTTCAGAAACTGTTAAAACAGCACCGTCAGTTGAAACAGTTACATTGTTGCTTTCGCCAACCAAGTCAGTGCCTTCTGCAATAGCAGCCGCAGTTTGGATTGGGTAGCGAGGAACAGTGATTTGCTTGCCGCTGTTCATTGGGATGTCGTAAGTTCTTACTAATCCACGCATAATGCTTCTCTCGGAAGCAACAAACATTGCCTCCGCAACGATTTGTGGAAGCAGGTCGTTGAGTGTAGTCGATGTAGTTGGGTTAGCCATCTTTAATCCTTCCTTTTAAGATTGTTATCGTAGCCCTTGGGCTTTTCTATATTCTTTGTATTGAGCACGATGTTCAGGATTTCGCATATCCAACTGGGTAATGTCAATATCCTTCTTTGTGCTGTTTTTGCTGACATTACTTTTGGTAGAGGTTGAACTTGGATTTGCCAACTTAAAGTGAGGATTTGTTTCAAGAAACTCTTTTACCAAATCATCTACGCCTACGGATTCACCTTTGTCGTTGTAACGAACAGAACCGTTAGCATCCACCACTTCAACATCTCCATCACCATTCAGTCTTACTTGGTTTTGCAATAGTGCCTTAACCTGTTCAGCATTCACAGCATTGTATTTTGCCGCGGCTGATATCAGTGGCGTATTAACCTTGTATTCCTTGATGACAGAATCTCTCTTCTGTATTTCAGCGTCCTTTTTTTGAGCAAGTTCCTGCAGAGTTTTTTCAAATTCACCACGCTTGAGTTGTTCTTCTTGGCGTTGTGCTTCTTGCTTCGCCTTCAACTCACGCAGTTCTTCTGGGTCTCCCAAGTCCTCGTAAGGTTTAAGCAGTTTCTTTTCTAATGACCCTCTCATTCGTGCCATCATATTATCCACTTCTTCTTGGGTATAACTTTTGCTGGTTTGCTCTTGTGCCTGACTTTCAGTTGCTTCCACTTGGGCGTCAGTTGCCACTTCGTTACCAATGTTTTCTTCTACGGCCATTGTTGCCTCGCCTCCTTTAGAGTAAAAATTCTATACTTTTATTTATCAGAAACGCTTGACAACAACATATTTTGAGTGCATACTATATGTATAGTAAGCAAATAGGCAATACAGAGGCTTAATTATTATGAATGTCGCATTTGAATTACAAAATCTTCAAATTGACACTAATAAGAAAAGCAAATATCACAACTACACAATTAACCAACTGTGGAATCTCTACAATGCTATTTTAGCAGGTGGTGCCGCAGGCAACAAGCACGATGTGCTTGACGAGATTCGTAATAGAGAAGGTTGGTAAAAAAGAACTTGACAGTATGTGCTTTTGAGTGCATACTGTAAGTATAGTAAGCAATAAGGCTTGCTATTAGCAAAAACGGAGCATATATTATGCAATGCACAGCACAAGGCGTCTTTAAGACAGAAACTGAAATGCAGTTCGACACAGCAGACCTTACAGTAGAGGTTGTAGTTGAAAACGGTGAGTTAGATAGCAATTCACTTGTTGAACTTTACAAGCACACTAACACTGGTGCAGTTGATGGTTTTATCATTGATTTAGGTAATGATGAAAAACTGCATATGATTAAAGTGTAAAACACAAACATTCACCTCCCCCAGCATAGCCTATCTGTGCTGGGGTTTTTTATGATTATAGTTTCAGATTCCATTCACAAGGCACAAAAAACAAATCCATATCACCTTTGCGTTTAACACCATTGTGATACAATCCGTGATTGTGACTGCTGTGTTTGCCTTCAAATGCTCCATCTAACCATCCGTCTCGCTTTGAACACACACGATAGTCTAAACTGCGAATCCAGTTTATCATAGTTTCAGCACGATAGTTAAACTTATAACATTGGTTAGCAACTATTTCCAACTGCAACAGAGGACGGCATCTTGCAATAGTATCTACAGCACCTTGAAGCACAAAGTATTCGTATCCTTCGACATCTATTTTTACAAAATCTACTTCTGTGAAACCAAAACTGTCCAGTGTGCGAACTTCTACTGCTTGTGTTTTTCTTGTGAGACGGTTTGGTTTTGCTCTTGGGTTTTTGTCGTAGTGAAATAGGTGGTTGTGTCCAGCATTACGATCGTGTAGTATAATGTTGGTGTGTGTTGCTGTTTCCCCTAATCCATAGTCGTGAAGTGTAACATTTTTTACACCATTGTCACGCACGGTGTTTTGCCATAACTGTTGTGTGGTCTTAACAGGTTCAAAGCACTCTACTGTTTGAAACCGTTCAGCATAGTGTATAGCATTACAAGCATTGTTGCTGCCTATGTCTATGCAGGTTCTGAACTGTGGCAGTATGCTTTCAGCAAAATGCCAGTTGCTTCTCTGATATTGTCCTGATTTCAGCCTCTGAATATACAGAGTGTCGCCTTGCTCAACCCAATAGGTTTTGCCATTTTTTGAGTGTATTGGTTCAATGTTCATTCTGTATTTATGGATTACTTTCTTGGGGGTTTATTTTTTTTGATTGGAAACCAAGGCTTCTCGGAGTCTCGCAAGGGTCTCTCTATCCTGTTGTATAAGCACAGGAACGGGGGTTGAATCCCCACCATATCTCGGATGACTCCATAACCATTCTTCATTGATTCGCTCCGTATTCAGCCTGTCTGTGTGTTTTTTGCACAGTCTGGGACTGCACTTAACAACATAAACACGGGCTTGATAGCCATCCAATGGGTAAATGTCACGAAACCCCGTGTGGATGGCTATCTCCCCCTTTTGATATGCCCTATTACTCCAGGGGCATACTGGCTTAATGGTGTAAAAATAATTACACCAATTAACCTCTACGGCTTCCGCCTCGCATATTCTTCTTTTTCTTCTTTCCACGCTGTGCCATTGCTCGCTCCTCGGCTGTTTTGAATGTAGGGTGAATGATATCAGCCCTTGGTGTTGTGATATATTCTACTAACCTATCACAAATATTATTTAAGCGTTCTGTATTCACTCTGTTGCGTGGCATATTGTTTTCTATTTTGCCTAACAGAGCATTACAGCCACGATGCAACACTGAACGCAGTCTGCCTGTTTTGTGGCAGTGATCTAAAACTGCTTCTTGTTGATACAGTTCTTCACCGCACAGGGCACACTTGCCATCCTGTTCAGCGAGATAACGCAGTCTGTAATCTACTATCTGCCTGTGTGTTATCTTTTCCATTTAGCACACCAGTAGTTGGCACGAACATTCGCGTCAAATAGTGTGCAATAGCCTTCGCCTGATTTGAAGTAG